TTGTCCTATAAGTACCTACGGCAGCTTCGATAGTCGTACCATTGAAAGGTGAGCCTTCCGGTACGATAATCTTGTATCCCTTTGCACCAGTGGCGAGAGCGAGAGCTGTAATCGAGTTCCCTGTGCGATTGCATTTGCCTTTGACTACATCGGCATAATTCATGATGTAGCCAGTAGTCTGGAGACCTTTCTCAGACATGTTTGTGCAATCGAACTCGATATCCTTAACTAATTTGAAATCGCATTCAGCCATTTTACAAAAGTTTTATTGGTTAGTAAGCGGCTTGGATCAGTGCGTCTTCACCTACGAGGGTACCAAGTGTAGAACTTGCGTAGATGAAATTCTTACGCTCCTTGTCGCTAAATGTGAGGCTCAAAGATGCAATCTTGTCGTCGTCCTCAGTTCCAACGAACAAGTTGTTAGGAGAGCAAACAAGAGCACGATGAGGATTGTTAAGCTTGGTGCCATTGTCCTCGTACTTCTTGATCATGCGGTCCCAAACGTCAAGCACAATCATCTTCACGCCATCATACTCTGTGAGCTTGATACCTGAAGCAATCTGTTTAACACTCATAGTATACTTACCGTACTTGTCCACGAGGTCATTACGCAACGCCTTGAACAGAGAGTTGGTTGTCATGATGCAAGCCTTCTTGTCGTCAAAGATGCGAGAATCAGCATCAGAAAGCAAGTCATCAAAGAGCTGTACAGCATAACCTGAAGCTTTAGCTGCCTGTTTCTGAGCATCGTATGAAGACTCCGTATTGGCTGTAACTTTTGTTCTCTGCTTTTCATTAGCTGTACAGATAGCAAACAACTGCTTCCACAATCCGTCATTAGCAGTAAAGAGCTTAGTATTAACACCTGTGGTAATAATACCACCGCCAGCAATATCTTTTGCGGCAGTGTCACCGAACCATGTGAGACGCCAATACATATTGTTAAGAGCCTGCTTCAAAAGAGGAATAAGAACGAGGTCCCAATATGGTGTGTCCTGCAAGTCTGCACGATCTGTGCCTCCCTTTAACCCATTCTTTCCAATGGTCTCCTCGATATCCTTATAGCAAAGCTCCAATGGAACTTCCCACTCGCCAATTTTCCAAGTCTTCTCTACACCTGTAATAGAGACTTTTTCGTAATGAACGTCACAGCCTGAAGACTTGTAGCCGACATCCTGAATCTTGTCAACATAACCAAGTTTCTTTCCATTTTCTTGCTTTGACTTAGTTGTTACAACGGTATCGAGATCCGGGTCCTGGAAAGTAGATGTGAACATCAACTCACGAAGGTCGGTAATCGCACCGTTGTCTACGGTAAATTGTTCCCAATTAATCATATTGTATTCCTAATTAAATTAAACATTGGTTGATTAGATGATTATTCCATCTTGCGGTTACGCTTCTTCGCGTTAGCCTCCTTTGCTTCACGAATCATTCGCTGCGTCTTGGTTTCTTTACCATCACCCTGACCTGGAGTCTTGTGAGCTACGAACGTACGATTTTTAGTAGTAAAGGTAGACTTCATAGAAGTAATCTTATCAAGCCATTTCTTTCCGCCAGCCTTAGCAATGAGGGTGAGAATCTCTCGCTGTTCGTCAGTTGTCTGATTACCCTTTAAGGCAGAAATTTCGTCGTCCTTAGAAGCGATTTGTTTCTTGAAATCATCAATCTGAGCCTGCAGATTGTCGATGACTGCTTGCTGCTGATCTGGGGTAAGGTCTCCACCCTCATCACCTGGCTCTGAAGGTTCATTATCGTCAACCTTTGTAATGTCGGTAATGACTCCATCCTGCACAATAACGTGAGAACCATCATCCATTACGTAGTCTCCGTCTGGATAAGCGATATCGCCTACCTGTGGGTCTCCATCTTCTCTCTCGACAGTAAATCCATCGCCAGAAGAAGATGTGATGTACTGATCGATGATCTTAATGTCGTTGATGTCTTCAATCTTTTCAACGCCAAACAGCGAGCACACACGCTGTACAGCGTTGGCATCGCACTCAATCTTTCCTTTTGTCATTTCTTTGTTGTTTTTAAATTTGAACTGTTTCTTGCTGTCATTCATTTCAGGGAGTATGGACCCGATAAAACCGAGTGCCATTGCTGTCTGCATATCTATGTAAATATCCTTATCCATCAACTCACTAAGGAGTTTTCTATCAGAACCTGTACGGCTCACGTAAAGATCAAGAAGTTTTCCTGTCTCTACTCGAAGCTGCGAAGCGAGATTTCTCATTTTATCCGCTTGCTGCTCCAGCTCTTCAGATGTCAATCGTTCGCTCCTTACTTCATAACCTGCAAGGGCTGGGTTGTGAATACAGATGCTCGCATTGCGATATGCGTATCGCCTTTCTAAAGGTGCCGTCAATAGAATTATCGTGGCAATAGATGAGCATTTACCCTCGACAGTTGCTGATATTTTCTTATCTGTCTGACGTAAAGCGTCATAAATGGACCACCCCTCAACACAGTCTCCACCGTCACAGTGGAGACGGATATCAATATCAGGGTCGTCAGGAGACAAATTACTAATGAAGTCGCGAATGTCTGAAAATGTAGTTGAATCAGTGCCTGCTTCCTGCAAAACGAGCTTCTCCTGGTCATCAACTATGTCATTATAGATTTTAAGTACGGCCATAAAACAATAATTTTGTACCAAAATTACAATAACAGCTATACGAAAACAGAAATACGCAAATAAAACAACTGAAAGAGTATTTCAGTAAATACTTGCATGATTGATTAAAAAGAATTATTTTTGCCAAATAAAACAAGAAATATTTATAATTATGAGAAAACTGATAGCTTCATTATTGTTACTTGCTTCCTTGCCGATGGTAGCGCAAGAAATCGTCATTGACGACGTACAGAATGGTGTTCGTTCAACTGCTACTGACTTTACGGTATGCCGCAGTGTAACCGACAAAATGGTTCTTTCTGTTGGGATAAACTCCATTGTTTCCGAAGAAAAGAAAGATACGACTCTGTATTTAAGCACGAAAATAACCTTTACAAAGCCTTTGGAAATAAACAAAGGAGGAACAATGCTTCTCAAACTCTCTGACGATAGCGTTATGGAATTTCATGCAGCTACTGCTTCATCTGGGACAGTGAGGGATGTCCATTCTGTAAATGGATTTACATATAGCGACTACAGCATCACGCCATCATTTAAGATTTTGCCAGAACAATTAAATGATATCATTAAGAAGGGCGTAAAGAAAATCAGAATAGAAATTTCTCCGTCATTCTACGATAAGGAATTCAAGAAAGATAAAGTTGGTGAGGCGTTGTCTGTCAAAAGAGAACTATTAATGAAAGCCATTGCTAAACCTAAATCAATGAAAGAAGGGTTCTAAAAAAGAAGGCGGGCCGACACCTTACATGATGCCAGTCCGCCTTAAAAATGAACTAAACAAGAATATTATTTCAGGTCTGCTCCCAGCCTTTTAATGAGAGCATACACTGTTCTGTCTGTTATATTGTATTCATCCGACAGAACGGACGTTACATAGGCAACTTTTTCACCTCTTGCTATCATTTCTTTTGCTTTGTTAAATAGTGGAACAAATTCCACATCACGTGCGAGAATATGGTTGTCGTTCATAAATTTTACAACAGCCTCATATTTTTCTAAGAATTCAGCTACTATCATAATGTATCGATATTATTAATTATTTCTACTCTTCTCTGACCCTCGTTGATATCTTCCACCGCTACAACTGGGGCAGGAATATTCTCTACACCTTGCACGATTCTATCGGCAAATTCTCCCTGTTGAGAAACGTGGTCATTTATTCTGCTTGCTTCGAATGGTGCATTTCCTCCAATATCTCCAAATGCAGAGGTTATCGGATAGAAGTCCGACCTTTCTGAACTGATGGTTCCATTTGCCAGTCCAAATAGCTCTCTCTGATCACCTTGCGTGAAAGCTCCAGTCTTACCTGTCAATTGCTTGTGCATATTCGACTGTTGTCTTTCGTTGAGGACCATTTCGCCATCATTGACACGTATGGTGACCTGATCCATACCATTCTTTGTTCCATGTCCATTAACAACACCTCCAGATGCAAACTTTGCTGAGTTTACAGTGGATATAGCTGTTGCAACATTGGCAATCACTGTTGCTACCGTAGTGGCTATAGCTGCAAGGTTAGCAGGGAAAGGAAGAGACGATGCTGAGGCAATACCTGAAGAAATGGCTCTACCCGTATCAATAGCAATCTGTGCAAGAGTCATTATTTTACTAATTTTTGCAAAAGCTGTATTGCTTTCTCCGATTGCAGCTGTGAGCTTTATAAGAGAATTGGTCACTGTAGCTTCTGCATCGAGTTTTGCTTTTGAACACTCTGCTTCGTAATCATCAATAGCCTTCTTACTTTCAGCATATTTCTGTCTTGCAGCAAGAAGCTCTGCGTGATACTCTTCTTCTGTCTGAGTTTCCATCTGCCCCCTTTCCTGTAGCTGCTCAAGATATTCCTCGTCCGCATCTCTTCTAACTTCAAGAATTGCTTCCTGCTCTTCTCTCGTTCGATCTATTTTAAGACTCATCTCGGCTATCTCGTTCTCTACAATCTTCTGCTGCTTCTGCATCTGCTCATTCTGATAAGCATCCTCCGCTTGTGCATCTTCCTGTCGTTGCTTTTCTGTAATATCGGCTTTCTGCTTATTATAATTATCAAGGAGTGCAAGTTCTATATCCTTGCGTTGATTTATTGCATCAAGTTCGAGCTGCGTCTGTCCTTCAAGCTGAGCCTCCTTATAGCTATTTTCTATAGCTGAGATATGCTTCTGCTGCTCCTCTATCTTTTCATCGATTTCGTCGTACTGCTTTCGATAGTTTTCGTCACGCTGTTGCTTTTCAAGTCTGTACCGCTCTTCTGTTCCCTTGTGAGAGTTCTTGATACGCAATTCAAGTTCCTTAGCGTCTTCTTCTATTAATTTGTTATATCGCTCCATATACAGAGCTTCGAGCTTCTCATCTTTTTCTTTTTCAAGTGCAAGTATCTTGTTATTGATAGCTTCTTTCGCATTTACCGTGAGTTTTTTATCCTCGTCCAGTTTCTTTCTAAGGTCTCCAATCTGCTTTCTATATTGCATAAGAACCTCTGCTCGTTGTCGCTCAAGGTTATCTGAGATTAGCTTAGTTAGCGCTTCCTGACCCTCTTGGACAATACGATTCATTTCCTCTTGATGACGCTTCTCTTCGTTTTCTTTTTGCTTATTATCAGTCTTTTTGGTTTTAGTTTTCTTCTTATCTTTCTTCTTAGTGGACTTTCCACCACCTCCTCCACTTCCAGTGCTTGGTCCAGATGTTGTAGCTACCTCTTGTTTGGGTTTTGCTTTAGGCTTTGGTTTCGACTGTCCATTCTGTTTTTTCGGAGGATTTTGCAGAGATTTTGCTTCACTCTTTACTGTTTTAACAACATTACTAACACCATTCTTAACGTTGTCCCATGTCTTCTTATAATAATTCTGCACAGCACTTGTAACTTGTGAGATGCCATTTTTCATTGCCGTGAAATCTAAAGTGAACAAGCCTTTGAGAGCAGTACCAACTCCACTTATAACACCTATCAGAGCTCCAAATGAATTTGCAATGTTCTTTACAACAATCTTTATTACTTCCCACGCTGCCGTAAATGACACTTTCATATATGAAATTGCAGACCTCACCAGCATAGAGTTATTATATAGATTAACCATCCATTTTATTGCTCCAGCAATAGCATTGACTAATAGTTGTAAACCTGTTTTTATAAGATTTCCAATCGTAGCCTTAAACGATCTGAACTCCTCGCTGCTTGAAGTCAGCATCTCGTCAAGCTGCATAAACAACTCTAAAGCAAGAGATATGATAGCCGTAAGAATAAACGTCTTCATTGCTGCATTTGCAGTTCTTACAAACCCCTGTACTGCAACCTTAGCAGTAATCATTCCTTTTTGCCATGCAGACCCAGAAGCGTATGCTGCTGCTGTTTCTGTAGCTTTTATTTCGGCAGTCTTGGCTTTATGGAGAGCTTTTTCTGTTTCTCCGAGATGAGCTTTCTGTATTGTTAGTTTGTTTTCTATGAGTCCTCTTTCCTCTGCTGACGCCGTTTCAAGTTGTCTTTTAAGAGTTTCCACATTTCTGCGCTGTGTTACTTCCTGCTGTGCGAGAGTATTCACATTTGCCGTTGCACGTTCAGCATTTGCAATCACAGAGGAACTTGATAAAGTTGCAGATTCTCTGATATGCTGCACAATCTTCACAAGGGAGAAAGCTGCAAGGATAGAACCTACGACATGAGCAAGTTCCTCGAAATTGTCGCGCACATAAGTTATTCCTGCCGTAATAGCATCAAGTGGTCCTGTCATATTCCCAGAGGCGCTATCAAATATAGTAATCAACAAACTTTCGAAAGCTGACTTAAGAGAGTCAATTGAGACCGTTACGTTAGAGTAGCTTTGCTGGAACATTCTATCCGTAGTTCCAGCAGCATCAGAAACTGTTACAAGTTTTTTCTCCAGTCCATCAAGGCTATTCAGAAGCGTTAATGCCGACGGAGCCGCAAGTCGCCCAAAGACATCACCAAGGTCACGCATTGAAGTCTTAGATTCCATGATACCACTTTCCTTAAGCTTTATAAGCGTTTTGGTAAGTCCTTCTGTTCTCACGGTGTTCTGATCGATATGTATTCCATACTTATCAAAGACTGCAATTTGAGCCTT